GCCCTTCCGGCCCGCTGATTGATCTGCGGACACCCGCTGTGCAAGTGCGCGTTAGGGCGACGGCTTATGACGCAGGCTGGGCAAAAGCGAACGAGTGCTATCAGGCGCTGGTTGAGCCGATTGAAATGGCTGCACCGGATGTTCGCATATTGGGCTGGGTGCCGCGATCCGACATTCTATATATCGGGCGCGACGATCAAGACAGACCGATATTTACGCTTAACTTTGAAACCCTGCGCGACGGCGCATAAACAGGAGCGACAATCATGACTGCATCAAATGGACGCGCAGTTGTTATCGAAATCGGGGCTAACGATCTTGCCGACGAATTGCGCACGAAAAATGTAACTTTCAACGGCGAGTTGGTCGACGTCACGACTGACGGTGATTTGGGCTGGATGACCACACTGGATTCTGTCTTTAATATGCAATCGGTCACCGTCCAGCTTGATGGCGTTTTGAAAACGGACACGCTCTCCGATATGGCCTTCACCGGCACGCAAGAAACGATGACGATCACAATTGGTGACTTGTTCACTCTGACTGGTGATTGGCAGTTTCAGCCCGGCTATCAGATCGGCGCGCCATACAACGACGCCACGACATTCTCCGGCACACTCCAATCGGTCGGTGAAATTACCAAGGCGGCGGTGACCTGATGTCGGAGGTTTTCCGCACAGTTTCGTTTTTGTATGATGGGCGGGAGGTTACACTTACCCCGTCCATCGCGCTTTTGCGAAGGCTCAAGGCGGCTGGCATCAACAATATGCTTTTGGCAACGCAATGCGTCAAAGGTGGTGCAGATGCTTTGGACCTCATCACGGTTCATCGCGCTTTTTTGCAAGAGGGCGGCACGTTTATCTCTGAGGACGAAAGCTACGCTTGGCTCACTGGCGGGAATGTCGAAGAAATCATGTCGTTTCAATCGGCATATGTCAGCGCTGTTTTGCCGGGAGTTGACCTTGGAAAAAAGCCCGACGCCCCCGCGCCAAAGAAGGCGAAACCGAAACGGAACTCACAGACTTAGACTTCAACGACCTTTACCTTGCGGCCCGTTCATGGGGCATTCCACCCTCAGAGGTCTGGCAAATGACCATTGCAGAGATGCAGGCCGAAATTGAGGCAAGGCCGGAGCCGAAGGGGTCTTATGCCGGGGGCATGACGGAAGGCGAAATTGAAGATATAAGCGAGGCATCCGCTGCTTTGCGCGCCAAGGTAAAGGCGAGAAGGGAAGCCAATGGCTCTTAGGCCGCTCACAGTCAGGATTGGGGGGGATACTTCTCAGCTTGAGAATGCCTTAAGTCGTGCGCAACGCGGATTGCGCAGCTTTGCCTTGGGCGCGGCGGCGGCGGCGGGGGCGGTCACAGGCGCGCTCACAGCCATGGCTGTGTCGGGCGTTGGACTAGCCCGCGAAATCGAGGTCTTGTCCCAGCGGGCGAATACCGCCCCGCGCGATCTGCAACGCATGGCGGCTGCTGCGCGCACGGTTGGCGTGGACATGGAAGGCGTGTCCAGCATCCTTCAAGATGTCAATGATCGCGTCGGAGATTTCCTGACCACCGGCGCGGGGCCGATGGCCGACTTTTTCGAACAAATTGCGCCGCGTGTCGGTGTGACGGCGGATCAATTTCGCAATCTGTCAGGCCCGCAGGCTTTGCAGCTTTATGTAACGACGCTTCAGCGCGCGGGCGTCAATCAGCAGCAAATGACCTTCTTTTTGGAGGCCATGTCATCTGAGGCAACGCGCCTCTTGCCATTGCTGGCAGACAACGGCGCAGAGATGCGCAGGCTAGGCGATGCCGCCGAGGCTACCGGGCAGATCATTGAGGACAGCATGATTGGCCGGATCAACCGGGCGTCCGAAGCGCTTGGTTTGATTAGCGGGGCATTCGACGCACTGCGGCTCAGATTGGCGGCGGAGGTTGCCCCAGCGCTGGAAGCTGTGTCGGATCGGTTTGTCGCTTTCATGTCGTCTCGGCAGGCACAAGACGCCATTGACAGGTTGGCTGACGCTTTTGGGCGTCTTGTCGGAATCGTTACATCGGCGGACTTCCTTAACGCTGTCACGGCTGGCTTTGAGGGGCTTATCAATCTCTCGGCTAGCGCGGCAGAAGGCCTAGTGGCCGTCACGCAAAATCTTGAATTGTTCACGGCAGCAGCTAGCGCGGCGGCTATCGGGCTTGCGGCTATCGGCGGGCCAATTACGGCGGTCGTCGCCGCGACAGGCGTTGCTCTTGTGGGCTTGTCCCGCCTTCGTGCGAGGCAAGAGGCGCTGGCGCGACCCGCGCGATCTGCGGCGGAAGATGAGGCTGCGCTGGCAGAAGCCATTGGCGGGGTGGCCGAGGCGCTTCCGGGCGCAAACACGGACACGGTCGTCAGATATCAAGAACTTGAAACGCAGGCCCGAAATGCGCTTGCTGCGGCTGAGGCGGAGTTGGCTTTGGCAGCGGCGCAGGCAGAAAGCGCCCGCGCTTCGGTCCTCGGGGCCTCGGGCTTCAATGGGGTGAGCGCCGAAAGCAACCCCGCAATGCGCGGATTGACCGCAGAAATGGAAGCCACAGCCGCCGCAGCGGAAGAAGCGGCGGATCGCGTCGAACGGCTGCAAGATCGTGTTTCTGAAACCTCGCGCACTGTGCAGGCCCTTTTGCAAGGCGGTTCCGGCAGCGGATCGCACAGCTTGCCCGGCATAACTTTTGATAGCGAGGATGACGATAACGACCTGCCTGCCATCCCCGGCCTTGCTGACGGCGGCGGTATAGCGGACCAATTCGAGGGTCGGCTTGAGGCTATTCTTGAAGGGCTTGCAACTGAGCGGGAGGTTCTGGACGCTTGGTATGCGGAAAATCGCGAGGTTTTGGCCGAGGCGCGCGAGCGCGGATTGTTGGAAGAACAAGAATACCAAGAGCAACGCCTGCGGCTGGAAGAGGAATACGCGCGCAGGTCCGCCGAAATCGAACGACTCCGCGCCAACACCAATTTTCAGATCGTTTCCGGTGGCCTTAACGATATCCTTAGCGCAGCGGCCCAAGGCAATGAGCGGATCATGCGCGTACAGAGAGCGTTCGCTGCCGGTATGGCGTGGATTGATACTATCCAAGGTGCGGCCCGCGAATTGCGAAGAGGCACATTCGGCTTCGCTACGGCGGCGGCTGTCATCGCCAAGGGCATTGGTTTCGTGCAGGCGATCAACAGCACGTCGAGCAGCAGCAGGGGGGCGGCAAGTGGGGGCGCGTCTACTTCGGCATCAAGCGTCGACGCCCAGCCTCCGCAAGTTTCGCGCAATGTGGCTATTCAGCTAACGGGCGGAAGCCTCTATTCCCGCGATCAGGTGGTCAACTTGATCAACTCCATTAACGAGGCTGTCGAGGATGGCGCAATCGTGAGGCTGGCACAATGAGTGAAAAATTGCGTGAAATTCAAAAGCGCATCGAGGCCGCGCGGAACAGGCAAATAGAGCCGGTCGAAGTTGAACAGATTGCGCCGCGAATGGCAGGCGACGACAAATCCAAGATCGCGGACCTTGAGGGCATTATCGCCATCCTGCGAAAGCGCCTGCGCGATGCTGGTTTGTCCGACAACTTTAGGAGATAACCGATGGCGCGATCTGATATCACGGGCAAGACGATTGACGTCATCTCTGACGATGGGTCTTTGCTCATCTCGGTGGCGCAAGGCGAGCAGCTTCGCTTTCCGGTGACGCTCGGTTGGCTGACAGACCTGACCGGCTACACGCTGACGGTGAAGGTGGTCGAGGCCGCGAATGTGGCGGGCGATCTGACCACAGCATCGACCGAGGAACAGGCCGCCGGGCAGGTGACCACGCTGCCGATCATTGACGCGACGGTTTCGGATAACGAGTTCGAGTTTGTCGTGACGAGCGACTTGGCGGATTCATGGGCTGTGCAACCCACGCCCGACGATCCTGTTTATGGGTATTTCGCCCTGTCTGTCGCGGATACCGGAGTCGGTGACACGCAGCAAGTCTTCGTGCCGCTGCGTGGGCTTATCGAGGTCAGGTACAACCCCACGGAGGCGACATAATGTCCTATAACATCACGCTGGCGGGCGACGAGATTGAGGTAACGCTCTCGCAGGTGGGCCAGCAAGGCATCCGCGGCCCGTCGGGCGCGGATGGGCTTGGTGTGGTATGGGTCGGCGCGTGGGCCACGTCTACGACATACGGCGTAAACGATACGGTATCATCCGGCGGAAGCAGCTACGTTTGTGTGGCAGATCACACATCTGAGGCAGCCACAGAACCCGGGCAGGGCGCGTCTTGGGAAACGGTCTGGGATTTGCTGGCCGCAAAAGGCGCAGATGGTAGCGGCGCGGGCACGGTGACCAGCATTAACATCACGGCAGGCGACGGCATTTTGGCCTCGGGTGGTCCGGTTACGTCCAGCGGGTCTATCACGGTTTCCTTGGACACGGATTTTGTCGAGACCACCACGCTCAACGCTCAGACTGGCACCACCTACACACTCGCCCTGACGGATCGCGGCCAGACGGTGACGATGGACAGTGCCAGTGCCAACACAGTCACGATCCCCACAAATGCTACAGTCGCGTTCGACAGCGGGTCCGTGGTTACGGTTATCATGAAAGGCGCAGGCACCACGACAATCACCGGCGCAACGGGCGTGACAGTGAATGGGGCCAGCGCGGGCAGTGTGTCTATCTCGGCGCAGTATCAGGGCGTTTCCTTGCTCAAGGTGGGCACGAACGAATGGATCGCCTCGGGGGCGTTGGCATGACGTTCCGCCCGCTCGTGACCGGCATACTGTCTTCTGCTTCCGGCCCTGCTGGCGGGTTCCAGATGACAGCAGAAAGCATTTTCGATGGAGCACTCATTGGGTACGTTTCCGCTCAGTATGCCACGGACGACGGTAACCCCCTTATTGAGGCTGGTTCTGTTTCTGGGGACACGAGCGCAGATGGCGGCACGGTCGAACTTCTTGCTTTCGTAGAAGGGGGACACCTCCTTTACATTCTTGGCGGAGCGCAATCGGCTTCCACAGTTACGATTGACGGCACGGACTACGCTCTGGCGTTTTCCGAGACTGGGACAGCAAACGGAAATGATTACGACCTTTACATTTTCGGCCCCGCTACGAGCCTTTTCGCTGATGGCGTGACTTACGCTATTCAGGTGACGTGATGACGGTTCTTTTCCAGTCTGGATATGTCGCGCCGGTTGCCGATGAACCGCTAACCCACGCTAGAATTGCGCATTCGAATAATTGGCTTTCAGGCGGCACGGCTTCTGCCTCAAGCACAGCCAGTGGGTTTTTCGCCAATGCACCGCTCAACAGCCTGACCTATGAAAAGTGGAAGCCAACAAGCGGCAATGCGACGTGGGAGTATGACCACGGATCGTCGGCCCAATGTGATTATTGTGTTATCGCCGCGCACACACTTGGCTCAAGCGGCAGCACATTAACCGTGCAATACTGGAACGGTATTCTCTGGGTGAATTTATCGCCAACGACAGCGATCCAGTCTGACGAGCCGATCATGGCGATATTCGAGCCGCAGGTTGCATCGCGATGGCGCATTAGCGTGAGCACAGGTAGCGCGCCCGTTGTTGGCGTGGTGAAATTCGGCAGGGCCTTGCAGATGCAGCGTGCGCTTTACGGCGGCCATTCCCCTATCCCGTTTGCGCGCCAAACAATCCTACGCAGCACCAAATCAGAGACTGGGGAATATCTGGGTTGGTCCAAACAACGGACTTATCTTCAAACGTCCTATGAATGGCAGCATCTGACGGCGGCGTGGGTGCGGTCCAACTGGCCCAGCTTCCAGCGGGCTGTTGAGGACGGGCCATATTTTATCGCGTGGCGACCAGCAACCTTTGGCGATGTAGGGTTTTGCCAGACTGAGCAAGTGCCGGTGCCGGTGAACATGGGCATGAGAGACTTTATGTCCGTGACGCTTAATGTGATGGCTCGCGGTTATGACTGAGGCCACGCCGGGGCGCGAGCCCATTCAAATCGTCGAAATCGTGCAGCCGTTTTGCACGCGTACTTATGGCGTATCACCTTGCACGGCCAGCGGCACGGCGGATCAGAAATGCTACAACACACGCGCAACGTGCCAAGACACGGCAAACTTTGATCGCGGCGGGCTGTCGCTTTTCTTTGCCAAGGGCATGGTGGCTGAGGCGGGCGTGAGTGGCGCGGATTACATTATCCCGTCTCTGGTGTCGGTTTCGACCAGCCCGACGAAGATCAATCTGGCCTCGGCAGATCCGGACGCTCAGGGCCTTGGCAACCGCGCGCTGTGCACGATCACATTTCAAGACCATGCCCACAGCGACCGGGTTGTTGACCCTTACGTCGATGGCCGGTCATGGGACCCTCTTGACGCCTCGCGTGGCA